TTATGACATCCAATCTGGTGCATCACGCTTAGTCCACTTGTGAAGATTTGCCTTACCAATCTTGTAGTATTCGCGATAGTTCAATACAGGATCATCTGACACTTTGTATTCGTCTGGCATACAGCAAGGCATTGGAGTCCAGTCCCATTCTTTCAACTTGTAAGGCGGAGACTGCAACTGATAACCAAGCTTTTCGATTGTCGAATGCTTCTTGCCGTAACGATAAGTGTACTCGTTGCCAAGAGCAAACATATGGTCAGCAAGCCAGTTGTAGTTTTCTACCGACTGTCGCACCCACACAGCAGAAGGGTGATTGATATGACTAGCAGAATACAAAACATCTTGACGACCATCATTCAATCGCCAACGCTTTGCTTTACGACCAGTTTTAGATTCACCAACATACTCATCGCCGTCAAGAATGCGATGTGCAGTAGACAACAGTTGTGCCGTCTCAACGATCATCTTGACCACATGCTTGTCAACCATCCACTCAGCGCATTGCTGTGCAGACTCATCGATATAAAAGATATTCACTTACAGAGACCTTTCGTACATCTTGTATACGCAATGTGTAACAAAAATAAACCAAACTGTCAAGAGAAAAGGCAGGGCGATATCAGGATATTTGAAGCACAATAAAAAAACAAGAACCATAGCAATGATGAACAACCAAAACTTTATGGTTGCAAGTGCTGCTTTCTTATTGATCTTCATCATACTTCCATTCACCGTTCTCATCTGTGTAACCATACTGTTCAAGCAGAAATGCTGCGTCTTCAGGATCACCACCGGTGATTAAGCAATAGATAGCATAAGCCAGTTCGGCAGCTTCTCCAGTTTTCGCAAGAGCGATATCTAGTGTTTTATCAGAAAAGTTATCAGGCTTCTGGTGGTTCCTCGCCTACTTCTGCATTACGGGAACAATATTTGTGAACCTTCTCTTCATCGTATTCTGGACACCAAGTTTTAAAGTATAGTCGCCAGCGATTATAAAGTGCCTTCTCTTGTGAGGTTGGCTTACGCACATGCAACATTTCTGACCAGTCAATCATTAGTTTGGTCCACTTTCATCGTTATGTTTAGTATGGAATAAACTCATCAGTCGGTAGACCAACGGGCGAATCAACAGAATAGATACCGCCGAATGACATGTTACCAACAGCATTCCATGCCTCTTCAACAGTATTACACTCTGTTCTTTCAGTACCCTTGAAGGAATGTGTCACCACAACGTAGTTTGGCTTCTTTTCGTTCATCAGTTAGGCCCACTTCCTGTTATTAGAACAATTCGCGAAGTGCTTTAAACTCTGTTTTGAGTTGTTGTATTTTTGCATCAGCACCGTCTTTGCGAACATAGTTAAGAAAATGCTGAAACTGGTTTTGCACATCAGGTTCGTCAAAGTCCACAATATAGACATACTCAACTTCATCGCCATATGCACATTTGGTATAGTAAATACCCTTCTGTGTATTAATAAAATAATGTTGAGACATCAGTTAGGTCCACTTCCATTACCCCAAGCCCTAGCAACAGGTGCATAACCAGTATCAGCCCAACGCTTCTGAATACGTGCTTCCACTTCTTCAAAAGACAGCGGTTCATAGTTGGTGTGTTCAATCATAAATATTGACCGCATAATCAATCCTTTTGTATATACGGACACCAAGCAGGAGTCGTGCTTGAAATACCATGATACGCAGAAATATGTTTTGGTGGATCAATCGCATGGCAAACTGCATTAGTTCCTGAATCACGCTCACCGTCTGGGTACTCAACCCAATATTTTGTTTTCAGAAACTCACACCCGCGACAAATGTAGGAAACACTTACAATCTTTTCAGGACCATTTTGGCTCATATTACGCCTCTGTTGTTGTATGTTTAATACTATCAAATATTATTGGGAATGTCAATAGAAAAGTATAAATAAGAATGTAGGTCGCGATGTTGGTTGCATCCACCTACTCTAACGCTTGCAAGGAGCATCAGTATGACTATTTATTCACATGGGTATATCCCATACACTTATTACATCAAATGGACCAGAACTGGGGTCTGGTATTATGGCGTTGAATATGCATCGGTAACTAAAACCGCAAACCCAAACAATCTATGGACAACATATTTCACTTCATCAAATGCCGTTGCAGAATATAGAAGACTCAATGGCGAACCAGATATTATTAAAGTGACGAAAACCTTTTATAATCAAGAAGAAGCATTATTGTGGGAGACCAGATTCTTGCAGAAAGTTAATGCCAGACATCATACATTGTCGCTAAACGGACATAACTCTGATGGACTTACTTTTAAGAACAAAATAGTATCAGAAAAAACAAGAAAATCACAATCAGAAACCCGTAAACTACATAAATGGTGGACCGATGGAACTAAATCTTGGTTTTGTCAGAATCGACCCAATGACAAATGTTATGAGGGGCGAGGTCCTTTTAATAACAATGGTGCTCAGATCGGCGGTTTCTTGAGTAGAAATAAAAAGTGGTACACAAACGGTATAACTTCCGTGTTTATTTTACCAACCGAAGTGCCTGATGGATTCTATGAAGGCAGAAAAATAGGTAAAATAAACACAAAAGCGACACGTTCTAACAAAAGATGGTATAATGATGGCATAAAAACCTACTTCATATTACCAGAAGACGCATTGTCTCATTATTCAACAGGTAGATTAAAACGAAGTAATATCAACTCCACCACCATAGTTGATAACTGATCCAGTCCGTTCAAAGGATTCTTTATTGGCAGCAATCCTCTGTTCAACCTCTTCAAACGACAGCGGTGTAAAGTCGGTGTGTTCTACACAAACTGTCAGGTATCGCGGTGAGTTAATATAGTTTGCGTGAAGATGCCCAGAAACATTACACACGAACCTATCAGATACACACTTTTCAAAAAGTGGGATATGGCTCAGAATGAACTGATCCACAAACACCCGAACGCCATACAGAGTATCAAAGCCAACATCACGGTAATCCTGATTCTTAAAGATATCATGATTGCCGAGAATCAAACGCTTCTTACCGTTCAGACGCTTGACATGATGCAAAGACTTGCGATTGATCACCACATCGCCCAGATGATACACCGTGTCATTAGGACCGACTTTAGCGTTCCAACGCTCTACCATCGCTTCATCCATTTCCTCAGTGGAAGTGAACGGGCGCAGCGGATCGCCGTTTGGTAGCTTGAACTTTTCCCACGAGTTGGTGTGACCAAAATGTGTGTCAGAGATTACAAAACGATTGGACATATTTTATACTCAATGAATAAGGTGATAGTTGTTTATCACAACAAGTCCGCCAGAAACAGACAGAATCAGAAACAGAATCTTGAGGCTCAAGTTAAACAAATCTCCTCGACGCCAAATGATGAACATAAAAATATTGACGATAACTGAGGCGATAAGATAGAAATCAAACATTGTCAGTCTCCTTGTTACTCATTCCTTATAACTCAGATCCGAAAAAATGTCAAGAAGAAATATTGATTTTTGAAAATCCCTCAGACAATGTTGGCTGTTGCATAGATTGTGCCATGCTGTCAAGAACACTTTGAGGAATGGTTTTGCCAGGGCGACTGTTCAACCTACGTTCCCATTCTTCTTTCTCAGGAGTAGGAAACACAACCGCTTCAATCTCATAACCATGATTAGGATGAAAGTTCTTAAGACGATCAAAGAACTTCTTACGAGATTTGGGATTCAGATTGGTGCGATCAATGATAATGGGATAATGATTACCGTCAACAAAACGATCAAAATCTTCCCACATCACACGTTCTGCTACTTTGATATACTTATTGAAAACACCATTATATGTGTTGTTTTCATGATCTGCCATATATTGAATAATATTGTCAGTAGAACAAACCCAACATTGCCCCTGAAACTCTTTCTCAATCCAAGTGGACTTGCCAGAAGCAGGAACACCAACGAGCATGATAATACGCTTAGTCATCTTGTTTGTCATAACCATCTTCTACTGTGTATCCTAGTTTGCGAAAAGAACTGACAATCCAACCTTCTTGAGTGCGCTGTTCAGCAGCAATGATAGCCCATTCTTCAGAATCGAAATCTTCTGCCCATGCACCGTCAAAGGTGAAGTAATCATTACGATTAATGTTAGTCCAATGGTAACCGCCAGAGTTTTCATCATCTTCAGCAAGAATAAACTTACCCATCTTTGTTCTCCAACCGTTTTGTGATGGCAGCAATCACATCATCAAGACATTCGTGAGAATCCGTACCGTCTAACTTAAGCATTGCCTTTGCCCAATCAAGATCATCAAGCGCCATTTCCAAAAGTTCTCTATCAGTAGGCATCAGGATTCATTCCTCTTTCTGTATACTCACCAGCACGTTTATGGATTTCATCCAATGTAAGACGGGAATTTTTGAGATATGCGACCCACCGTCTATACCTTGCATTCTCTTTTAGAGTTGGCTTTCTGATGGATCGCATTTCACTCCAGTCAATCATTGTAAGTCAATCCAGGAAACCAAGCATCACGAATCGCTTCATACTTTGCCGTTTTGGTCAAGTTGTTGCGGATCGTATTGCGAACGTCTTCGCCAATCTTCAGACCACTGATAATGTCGTTATCAAAGTTCTTGAAAATAATAGGACGCATGAAAGCATCAACACCAACACTGTGCTTCGGATCGATTGCAAACGTTTTACGATCAATACCACGCTCACGGATATATTCCAGCTTCATACCAATCAGCCTTACGCGACTGGCAATATCAAAATGAATATTGCTCTCAAACTGAGTCAGCCGATCACGATCTTCGGCAGGCAGATGAGCCTTGATGTCATCCAGCTTATCGTCCAGAATCAGTTCAACGATGTTACGATCTTGCAGGATAGCTTCCTTCGCCTTGTGAATCTGGAGATACCAATGGCACTTCAGCTTCAACATATGACCATCATCAAAACGAACCACGAACCCTTCAAGGTCTTCCAGATCACGAACGTATTCAAGGAAAGCCTTCATATCAGTCTGTTCACCATAGTTAGTGAACTCAAATGCACGAACGACAGGGATATCCCAATCTTCAACATGCAATCGGTTGATACGACCATCACCGAACAGTTTGATATATTCGCCAGTATGCATATCACGAAGAGCGGTGAGGATCAGTTGATCTTCCTTGTAGTCTAAAACAATGCGCTGCTTACGCGAACACCATTCAAAGATCGGAGTTACACCGTTGGCAATGCAGGAAGTAGCAAAACGCTCATACTGAGGATTGTTCTTTACAAACTCCTCAACAGGCTTTGCCACATCGGTAGCACCCATCTTCGTGCCCCAGATCATCTGACCATTCACAATGAACGGTGCTATCATTGATCCGTCTAGCTTCTCAAGGATAGCATGAGGACGCGAAAGATCAATGACATGATCCTGCGTCTCCTCACGCTCGTTCACATTGAAGAACTTATGGAACGGACGACGAATGATATCACCAGTTTCAGTATCAAAGATGATACCACGACATTCACGACGAATGGCAGCGTTATAGTCACGCTGCTCAAATACACCCGAAGCCTGATCATATGGATCAGCGTCGATCATCACATCAGGAAACGTATCGGACATCATCACGTTGTAGTTGATGACCGTGTAGCCTTCCTTCGCAGCCACAACGAACTCGTCACGACCTTCAATGGCAGGCAACACATCAGAGATGTTGGTGATGTGAGGAAACTCATAGTTCATTGTTCAATCTTTCACTCTGCTACATTCTTACCATACGCATCTTCATACACATCAGGATCAATCATAAAGCCTCACTTATACAGTTCAAGAGGATCAACAACCGTCAGTTCTTCTTTGACATACAGCCAGAAGGGATCAGGAAAGGGCGGGGCGTGTTCACGACCGAAGA